AATAGGTACAATTAGTAATTGCATATCCCCCATAGGAGTTTTTTGCTCTATATCTATGGGAAATCTCCCAAGCTAAAGTATCGTAAGGATTTATACCATTACTTTCAAACATAGCTTTGATTTGTTCTAATTTTGAGTTAATGCTATCTGTTGGGAACTCTCCATCCGTTGCTCTTTTAACGGTTTCCGCTAATGCTTTAGACATAGGTGTAACTATTCCTATTTTCCCCATATCTATACACTCATAACTATCAGGGTCTTTTAGATTGTTCTCCAAATACCTGTTTATTAGTTTCTCAGCTTTGCATTGTGGATTGTTGCCATTACATCCTGTTATCAAAGCTATCAGGCAAAGCATTAGTAAAGTTCTCATAAGTGTGTATTTAACGGTTTTACTTAGCAAGCTACTGTAATACACACGAAAGCGTGGGATTACTCCGAGGATTAAGAGGTACGACCAAGCACCTAACAGCCCATACAAGAGTAATGCCCACGCAAAGCGCAGGCATTAGCAAATTGTCTGAGGGCTGTTTCTGAAATTTGGTCGTTTTCTTAATCCCTACAACAATAGCCAATGCTATTTAGTGATATTTTAATTCAGCAACAAATATAATACATTATTTGTTATAGAAATAGTCTTGCAGTGTTATATTTATAATGACGTATCAAAAATATATAGGTTTTTGTTTCCAAATAAGCGTGGATTTTGTACCTTTGTAGAAAATAGTAGTTTATATGGGTAATTGGAGCGAACGACAAGAAGCTAAGAAAGAAGTCAAGGAGAAAGAAAAAGCAAGTAGGGAAACGCTTGGAAAATTCTTCTACGACTTGGCTAAACTTGTATTTACGGCTATGGCTTTAGTTGGGGGCGTTTCGCTGATAGTCGATGAGCCTCAGATAAAACAAGGGGTGTTGCTCGCAACAGGAATGCTACTAACATATATATTTGCTTCTATAGGTTATAACATTTTAAAAAGATAGGAATATGGATTTTATGATTATGTTTTTCTCTATATGCTCAGTAATAGGCATTGGAATCTTAATTTGGTTTAAAACCAAAAGCGGTAAAAGATGGTTAGCTAATTTATGATATGGAATATTTGTAAGAAATAGCCCTATGCAGACTAATATTTGCATGGGGCTATTTTTGTTCTTCAAACATTCTTCCCAATCCTGTAAGCAGCCATTTGGCACTTACTCCATACTCCTTAACCATAGGATGCAACCAAGATAATTGAAACCACCCACGCTCCAAGTCTTTTCTTTGCGCAATGAAATTTCTTCTATCTATGTTGTTAAGCCTACAGTATGTATTTACTCCTCTTATTTTCTTCATGGCTATAATGGCATCCAGCGCACTATAGAACCTTTCCATTATTTGCTTGCTTATGACGGTATTCATTGCGATATATGGCTCTTCAAATTCTCTATATCGAATTTTAGCAACTCCAATTCACCTGTAGGCTCATTGGTTATTATAGCCGTAGTAATAGCGTTGGATATTTCCCTTTGCACATCTAATACCCTATCAGGGTTTACCCGGTTAATTAAAAGAACTTCTTTGTAGAGGTCTATAACCATTCTATAATACTTTTCCATATCAATATTTCCTTTGCTTTAAACCAAACACTATACGGCATTGGCACATTCGGCAGGATTCCCCGTTTGGGCACTTCCCTTTTTAAGTTCCTCTATTTCGTTTTGCAATCTGCCTATCAATCTATTCAACCGTTCTATTTCCTTATCTTTTTCTACTAACATTCCATAAGGTGCAATCAGCTTGTCATTCATCATCTTTACGACTTGTCTTGAAAAAGCGTCAGCACCAGCAAACATGAAATCTTCGGGAGTGACTTCTTTTAATACCGTATTTTGTTTCGGTGATATATCCGAATAATATTTTGAAATATCACCGAATTTAGACTGCAATATATCCAATTTCTCTTTTGAGATTGGTTTTATTCCGTTTTCTATATTTGAAATATAGTTCTGTTTGCACATTAATAGTTCTGCCAACTCCTTTTGGGTAAGTTCTCTATCAATTCTAAAACGTTTTAAATCAAATCGTTGCATACAAATAGAATATTTTTAATAGAAAATATATCCAAAAAGTTTTGTTATATTCGGATATATAGCCTATATTTGTTGCGTAATTAAATAAATGACATTACAAATATAGCCAAAAAGCGTGTTTGTAGAACATATAAATTGGAGAAAATGAAAAAAGTAACCCGAAAAGACTATCAGTCTTTTATTCAGATTTACAAAGGATTGCCCGGAAGAAGTGCCGTAAAAGCTCCAAAGACAGAGTTTGTGGAGGAAATAGCGGCTCTGTGTATGTGTAGTACCAAGACGGTGCGAATGTGGATTCATGGCGTGCAAAAGCCGGATGCTCTCAAACAAAAGATGATTAGTGATAAACTGGGCGTTCCAGCCGATATTTTATTTCCTGTTACGGCATGAAAGCTATAGAGTTCTACACGACTCCGGAGGGTGAAGTTACTATGCGCCCTATCGGAGAAGCCGAAAGACAGTTGAAAGAAACTGATACCGACTTTATCCAAGCATTCTTGTCTATACTAAGGGAGTTTTACCCCGAAGCATACGATGCGCTTATGGATAGATACTCTAAAAGTTCAAACAACAAGAGGTATCGGGATTTTATAGCGGTTCGCAGATTCATTAAATGCAACTTCGGTCTATATGACAACATGATTGATGTAGATGAGAATTGGAACTTTAATTTTGAGTTTGTGGGTTGTCCGTTACGTGGAGAATGCAAATATGACAAAGTAATTTGCGCCCCTAAATTTAATTCCAAGTTGTCAGACAGACAAATAGAAGTTATGCGAATGCTCTATGATGGGAAAAACGATTCTGAAATAGCCGAAAAGCTGTTTATCTCTTTAAATACCGTGAACAACCATAGAAAAAACAGTTTCCGAAAGGTTGGCGTACATTCAATGGCTGAATTTATGCGGTATGCTATGACTAACAATCTTTTTAAATAATAAATGCAACACCGATGAAAGGAGAAACTTTAGCAAACCTTATCCAATGTGGCGTTACGCTACTTCTTGGCATTGTCGCCCTTGTTGGGGCATTGTTCTGTGATGCCTCATTCCATTTCTGTACTGCTATAGCTTGTTTTTGGTTGGCATGGGTTTTCTATACCGACAATGAGTATGGGATAGTAAGTGTTAGAGAATATTTTAAGAACCGCTATAAAAAGGACTGACCTATGGCAATTCAGATGGAACTATACGAGTTAAAGAACCTCTGTATGGAAATGGCTTCTTTGGGTGCTGCCAACTATGTAAAACAGACTGCCCCGGCAAAAGACCTCATTTCACAACGTGAAGCATACAGACTGTTTCAAGAGTGCCGGGTGAAACGCTGGCAGAAAGACGGCAGGGTTTCCACTATCCGGGGCGGTAGCTCTATACATTCCAAAGTGCTGTATTCACGTGCCGAACTTTTGGCGGTAGATAAATCAGAAAAAATCAATTCTATAATTAACAAGTAATATGCGTACAATCAAATTAAAATCATTATCCCTTATCAACTTTAAGGGTGTCAGAAGCCTAAATATCGGTTTCTCCGATGCGGAAACGCTGGTTGCCGGAGATAACGGTACAGGAAAAACAACAGTGTTTGATTCGTTCCTTTGGTTGCTCTTTGGTAAAGACAGTACAGGACGTTCGGACAGTAATTTCAACATTAAGACGTTGGATGCGGACGGAAAGCCTATTTTGCATCTTGAACACTCCGTTACGGGTGTGCTTTCGGTGGATGGCAAGACGGTAACACTGCAACGCTGCTATGTGGAAAACTGGGTGAAGCCCCGTGGAACTACGGAAGAAAGCCTAAAGAACCATGCTACAGAGTTCTATTTGAATGGTGTGAAGCTGGCTACCAAAAAGGAGTATGACAGTGAAGTTGCTGCCATCATCCCGGAAGATGTTTTCCGAATGATAACCAACCCTTTCTACTTTACATCAATGAAGCCGGAAGTGCAAAAAGAAATCCTTTTGGATATGGTAGGAACGCTTACCGACCAAGACGTAGCACAGACCAAGCCCGAATATTTGGAGTTGCTGGCTCAGTTGTCCGGCAGGAGCATCGCCCAATACGCTAAAGAGGTAGCCGCCAAGAAAAAGGCTTGCAAAGATGAATTGTCGGTTATTCCCTCTCAGATAGAAACGGCTCGTAAACTTATGCCGGACGAAGAGGATTGGGTAGCCATTGATAGCGAGATTACGGATAAAAATGCCCGTATTCGGCAGATTGATGAACAAATTACTGACAAATCAAAGCTGAATGAGCAGGAATACCAAAGAAAGGCTAATATCCAAAAGCAGATTGGGGAAAAACGCTTGCAACTTACCAACAGAGAAAATGCCATCCATACGGAAGCGAATAAGGGGCGCAGTGAGGCTTCTTTCAAGTTAAATGAATTGGAATATACCCTACGCACCGAAAATGGAAATTTGAACCGTAAAAAGGACGATGTGGCGGCTATTGATACGGAAATAAATGCGCTTAACACCAAGTTATCCGCTTTGCGTGGAGAATTTGCCTCAATCAGTACGGAAGAACTAACCTATGATAATGGAGAATTTATTTGCCCCACTTGCAAACGTCCTTTAGAAATTGAGGATATAGAAGCCAAGCAGCGTGAAATGCAAGCCAACTTCAACGCTAATAAGGCGGCACGTCTGAAAGCGAATAAAGAGGCTGGCATGGCTAAAAAGCAACGGCTTGAAGAAGTGCAAGGGCTTAAAGACCGTACCAATGCCGAAATCGTGGAGCTGGAACAAAAGATAGAGCGTATCAATGCCGATATTCAACAAGCAAAGGCTTCTATCCCCGAAGTTCAAAACGTGGAAGCAATGATAGCATCCGACCAAACTTGCATTGACATCAAGAACGAGATTGTCGAACTTGAAAATCAGCTCAAAGTGGATGCAAAGATTGTGGACGTGTCGGAACTGCAATCGGAGAAAAGAACTTTGAATGAAGCCGTGCAAGGCTTATACAAGCGTTTGGCAAACCGTGAACAAATCGGCAGGGCTGAAAAGGAAATCGCCTCTTTGGAAGAAAAGCGCATTGCCAACAATCAAAAGTTGGCAGACCTTGAAAAATGGGAGTTTACGGCACTCCAATTCCAAAAGGATAAGGATGCGGAGCTGTTGAAACGCATTAACGGAATGTTCAGGTATGTATCATTCTCCTTTGTGAATGAACAACTGAACGGAGGCGAAAAGCTGACGTGTGTATGTACCGTGAACGGTACGCCTTTCCTTGACGTGAACAATGCCGGACAAATCAATGCCGGAATAGATATAATCAATGCCATTTGCACGACAAAGGGGGTATCTGCACCGATTTTCGTTGATAATGCGGAAAGCGTGAACCAAATTATCCCATCACTGAGCCAAATTATCCGGCTGGTGGTAACTACAGACAAAGAACTAACCATTAAATAATTACGATTATGACACAGCAAGCGAGTACGGCAGTACAACAGACTGCAAACGGGGGGCAGGTCGCCACCCAAAGAAAGCCTGTAGATATTCTTAAAAGCATGATGAGTGCCGAAAGCGTACAAGAACAATTCAAAAATGCGCTTGGTAAAAATTCGGCAACATTCGTAGCCTCTGTAATTGACCTATACAACGGAGATAGTAATCTGCAACTCTGTAATCCTAAACAGGTGGTAATGGAAGCACTCAAAGCCGCCACGTTACATTTGCCAATAAACAAGGCTTTGGGCTATGCTTTCATTATCCCGTTCAAAAACTCCAAAAAGGATGAAAAGGGCAACTGGATTAAAGTGTATGAGCCGACTTTTCAAATGGGCTATAAGGGTTATATTCAACTTGCCATGCGCACGGGGCAATACCGTACCATCAATGCGGATGTGGTGTATGATGGTGAGTTGCGCAAGGTAAACAAACTGACCGGGGAAATAGCCTTTGACGGTGAAAGGAAAAGCGATAAGGTGATAGGCTATTTCTGTTACTTTGAACTTATGAACGGCTTTAGCAAGACTTTGTACATGACAGTGGAGCAAATGGCAAACCACGCAAAGCGATATAGTAAAGCCATCACAAGCGATAAGGATGTAACGGTAGAAAAGTTGCTGAATTTGGCAAATTTGCCCGTTTCTCCCGATAGCAACAAGGTTGGCTGGATGGGTAACTTTCACGGAATGGCACAAAAAACCGTTATCCGTAATTTACTGAGTAAATACGGCTATTTGTCCGTAGAAATGCAAAATGCCATCACTAACGACTACGAGGGTGACGAAACTTCACAGCGTGATATATTGACCGACAATTACGCAAACAAACAATTGATTGATGCGGAAGATGTGAGCTTTGAAAGCGTGTCTGAACACCATACGGGAAGCGAGCAACAAACGGCAACTATTGACCCCGGATATTGATAGCGTATGAAACTGATAGTTCTTGGTTCAAGTAGTAATGGCAACTGTTACATTTTGGATAACGGTAATGAAGCTCTGATTATAGAGGCTGGAATCCGTTTCCAAGAAGTCAAGAAAGCATTGGATTTCAATCTGAGAAAGGTTGTAGGGTGTGTGGTGACACACGCCCACAACGACCACGCCAAATATATCAAGGCAATGGTGGATAGTGGATTTTACACGTTGGCATTGCGGGAGGTATGGACTGCAAAGAGTGTTTGGGATTCTCGTTCTTTAGTGGTTAAAGAGGGCAAAGGCTATAAGATGGGTAATTTTAAGGTACTTCCTTTTCCAGCTTGCCATGATGTGCCATGTGTCGGCTATCTGATAGACCACCCCGATATGGGAAAGATGGTATTTCTTACCGATAGCTGTATGTGCGAATATCAGTTCAAGGGGC